GTTGAATCGCTCCTTTGCTAGAACACCACAAGTAAAGCATTGGGATGGTTACTGCGGACAATTTGCAGTGATACAAGACGATTTCGCCCAGTTTGCTCAAGGTGAAGACGTGCCAGAATTCTTGCAAATGAAAACTGGTAGTGAATTTGCCCCACCAATGGCCAAAATTCAGGAAAAAGGGTACAAGTTTCAATCATTACTTGTCGTTCAAACAACGAATATTCCATGGCCTTATATTCCTGAAGTTAGAGAAACAATTGCATTATGGCGTCGCCGTGATGAATTGATTCAGTGCCGAACACGCAAACATAAAGGACAACTTGTACCCATGGATTTGGATTTCGGACATCTGGAATTCAGAGTTATGGATTCTTGGAATGAAAATGGCATAAAATCTCGCTGGTTTAACATCAAAGAATTCGAGACGTACATTTGTCTTAGATATGCTGCCCACATGAGAAATCAGGTAGCACTCGTCACCCGCCTATGCGGAGACACCAAGCCAAACATCCCCCCAATGGTGTTAAATTATTGCGATTTGCAACATGGACAAGAACCTTGGCCTGCTGATTATGAAGACCCTGACATTCAAGGAAAAGAATCCGACGAGTTTCTTGATGCATTAGAATCTCTCCCTGACGTTCCCCCTACGACACTTCCAATTATTCGACATGGCCCCGTGAACATTATGAAATTCATTTCTGAGAATTATGGGAATTTCCCATATGGTAAAGATCTACAATATCTTGGATATAGCGCAGCCTTTTACAGCTGGTTGGCTATACAGTATGCAGACAACGGTTTCAATAGATTTTGTTCCCTGGCGACAGGAGATGAATTCTTTGAATTGTTATCTAGCTTGGATGATGGAGAGTATTTCGAGGAATTGAATGCTTTCTGTTATTCATGGAGATGTCTTTTTGAAGAAATGTATACTGAGATAAAGAAACAACCTTTCTCACCCCGATGGATTACACCACCGCCAGAGACTGTCATGGATAAGACCAAACGTTGGTATCAGACGTGTGCGATCTTTACGAAGGAATGGACAGATTTTGGAGTTAGTTGGGCATCTCGAACAGTGCGTTGGTTTACTGAAGCACTGCAGAAATATCCGATGATGCAACAAATTTTGACTGTTGTCTTTGTAAGCTTGGCCGCGAAATGGATCCTAGGTGCTCTTGGAAACATGAGTATTTGGGGACTGACTACACCTCTGACCAAGAAACAAAAAGCCAAAAAGAATAAGGCCGAACGAATTGGACAGACTGAAAATGGTTTCCGACTGCAAACACATTCGCATGAAGATGTACCAGAAGATGGCTTACCCCACTTGCACGCAC